CTCTTCAACTGTATTGGCAGGTCTAGACAAAATCTTATATAGATCATAATGTTGATTGCAACACTTTTTTACTTGTTAATGATTAAACATGCCTTGGCCGATTTTTATTTCCAAGGTAGATTATTAGGCGGAGGTGATGAAAACAAACTACTATCCAAGAAGAAAAATAGACATGCTTTAGACCACGCCATGGGAACTGCATTAGTTTTCTTTCTTGTATTATCAGTCACACATGACATGACAATGATAATGCCATGGATATGTTTATTCAGTTTTGCTATTCTAGATTATGTTTTACACTTGCTGATAGATTGGCGTAAAAATATAATAACCAAAAAATATAAATGGAAAGTATCCGATAGACAATTTTGGAAACTTACAGCGATAGATCAATGTGCTCATTATTCGTGTTATATTTTATATTGTTGGTTGTTTGTAAACTACTGGTTGTAAAATCCAAATAAACATTGTATAATAAAGGCATGTCACAAAACAACTCAGACAATGCGGCATTGTACACGGCAGAAGCAAATATATTAGATGCTAATCTTAAAATTGCAAAGTTAGAATACAAATTGAAAAGATTGAACAGTGTGCTGGACGAGATAGTTGAATCGGCAAATATAGAGGGTGCCACACAACTTACCACAGGTGTTATTGTTAAACACAAAGTAGAACAAGCACAAAAAATAATCGATGAGTGATTTTGTAAATGATCCAATGTTTTGGATTAACACTCTTTGCGTAATAGCATCAATGA